ATTTTGGATGAGAAAAACTTTGCATTGAACCGTGCTGGCGGTCTTTTATCTTCAGATATGCCTAATGCTAAGGCTGAACGCTTAGCTCCACAGATGCCACCCGATCTTTTCGAGGTTATTCACGAAATTTCAGCAATGTTTGAAGAAGTTTCAGGTATTGGTAATGTATTGCAAGGAAAAGGCGAATCAGGCGTTCGTTCTGCTGGTCATGCAAGCCAATTAGCTCGTCTTGGAAGCTCAAGAGCTAAAAAACGGGCTTTAATTGTTGAAGATAGCTTGGAAAAGGTCGCAACACTGTACCTCAAGCTCATGCAAGCCTATGATCCTACGCATTACAAGGATACTGAGGGTGTGCCGTTCATTGCAGAGCAGTTCACTAACGACTATGTTGTTAAAGTTGATGCTCACTCTAACAGCCCAATCTTTACTGAAGATACAAAACAATTGGCGTTCAATTTATTTAAAGCTGGCGCAATTGACAAAGAATCTTTGCTTGACATGGTAGAAGCTCCAGGTAAACAATTGCTTATACAGAAATTGAAAAAGCAAGAGAAGGAAGGCGCAGGTCAACAACACGCTCCAGCTCAAGCACCGAAAGAGAAGCATCTTAAAAAAGAGGGAGCGCAATAATGGCACAAACAATTGCACCAAAAGCGGATCAACCAAAAGTTACAACTGAATCTTTAAAAAGAGGTGATAAAGGTCCAGGATTGGAGTATCGTACTCAAAGTACACCAAGTTTTAATCGCAGTCCAAAAACTCGGAACTACGGTAGGTCTATCAGGGGATAAACTTAACTAGGAGATTTGAAATGCGTAAAATGCACAAAAAATCACGCAAGTCTAAGCGTTAATAGGTTTCCTTCACGGGAGAAAGGGTGTGGCTGCCTTCCCTTATAAATAGGTGACCGTCTTGCTATTAGGAGAAATCACATGGCACGCACTAAGCGCAAAGGTCGTAAAGCACGCAAGTAATCCTACGAGGGCTAAAACCCTCTGATGGTTACTTCGGGCAGACCGAATACCCTCCCTGGGGGGAGGGAAGCAAAATATATCCCCCCACTTGACAATTGATAGTTTAAGATTACGATTAGAAAAACTTAATAGGAAAAAGTTATGGGCGTACCTTCAGATCAACTGATGCAGATGATTAAGAGCCAACGGGATGGCGCAACACCTACTGGAACACCTCCAGCCCCTGAAGCGCCTTTAGGTATGTCTGAAAATAATGCAGCTCCGATGGGATCTCCAATGAGTACCCCAGAACCTAAAATGGGCAATCGTGAAGCAGCAATGATTAATTTATCTATGGCACAAGACTTGCTTGAACAAGCTCTGCCAGCAGTCGGATCAGATTCAGCAGAAGGTCGTTCAATCCTTTCTGCTATTGGCACAATCAATAAAGTGATTGGTCCTAAAAAAGCAAAAACAAATGAATTGCAACCTACTGAGATTATGCAGATGTTGCAAACATTGCCTCAAGCTGGCGGTGCAACGGCTGAAGGTAAAGCAATGGCACAAGCACCACAAATCCCAGGTATGTCCACTCCAGTACCTACTCCAGCTCCTGCTGGCGGTATGCCAGGTGGCGCACCTTCCGCAACTCCACAAATCTAAGGAATTATCATGGAACTCTTTAAACCTCGTGGCGCTGCTTTACCACGCAGACCTACTGACAACAATCAGAAGAACGGTCAAGTTATCAATACTCCTCGCTACTCTGAGTTTGGTGGCTTAACTGCTGCTCCTAAAGCTGGCTACAAAAACAGTATGAATATGTCACATCCTGGTGACACAAAGAAAGTTATCTAATAAATAAGGGGATATGGTTATGAGTTTAGAAGATCTTTCATTTGAACAGCGTGATGAATTGGCTTTGTTGGCTAAGCAATTGGCTGACAATCCGAACACACGCAAAGAATTTTTACGCATGACAAAACAGGTTAAACCTGAGATGTCCATTCCTGAACTTGAGATCGAGGACTTCACAAATAAGAAGATCACCGCTGCTGAAGAACGGGTAATGAAACTGGAAGCAGATTTGCGTGAACGAGATGCCAGAGCAGAACTCGAAAGACGCAGAGCGAAATTAGGTCGCACTGAAGAAGAAATTGCTGAGATTGAGAAAGTTATGCTTGAAAAAGGAATGACCAATCATGAAACAGCAGCCGAGTATTTCGACTGGATGAAACAAGCAGCAGCTCCAACGCCTAATTCGGCAATGGGGTATAACCCAAGCGCACTTAACAAGTTTGACCTTTCTAAGTATTGGAAAAACCCACAAATGGGCGCACGGGATGAAGCATCAAAGGCATTGCAAGAGTTGCGTAAAAACACTCGACCAATTGGTATTTAAACAGCAGTAAATGGGGATATTTACTTTTAACGGAGAATTATTATGCCTATAGGTGGCGGAATAGTCCCAGCGTCAGGATCAAGTCAATACAATGAGCTTACTTATGTAACTCGTAGAGCGTTTATCCCCAAGCTGGTAGTACAGCTTTACAACAGTACACCATTGATGGCTGCTTTGATTGCTAACAGTCAATCAGCTTCAGGCGGTGTGTCCCAAGTAACCGTGCCAGTTCAAGGCGCTCAGTTCGTTAATGCACAGTGGTCTGACTACTCTGGTTCTTTCAACCAGCCAGCAGTTCAGCAAGGTGCGTTTAATGCTGAGTTCAACTTGAAACTGATGATTGCACCAGTTCCATTCCTCGGTATGGAAGGCGCAGTTCAGCAAGACTACGCAATCATTCCTCTCATTGAAGCTCGTATGAACGATGCAACCAATGTGATGATGGATGCAATGGCTACAGCACTTTACACAAACTACACCAACACTCAACAGTTCATTGGCTTGCCAGGCGCTATTGACGATGGTACAAACTTACAGACCTACGGTAACATCAACCGTTCTACCTATTCATGGTGGCAGTCTAAGGTGTACAACGCTGGATCAGTAAACCCAACTCGTCAGAATGTGCTTCAGTACATCTCTGGTACAGTTAAGAAAGGTGCTGAAGTACCTACTTTTGGTGTTTGCGGTTTCGGTACATGGACACTCTTGGCACAAGACTATGTTGGTCAAGAACAGTATGTAATTACCCCAGGACACGGCTTTGATAGCGATTCCAACGGTCCTCAAGCAGCTTTCCGTGCTTTGATGGTTGCTGGTGTTCCAATCTATCCAGACCCATATTGCCCAGAAGGTACTTTGTACTTCATTAACAGCAACTACATGAGCCTCTATATCCACGATCAAGGTTCATTCGTATTTACTGGTTTTGAGTCCACACTTCCTAACTGGCAGATCGGTTATGTTGGCGCAGTTTTGATGATTGCCGAATTGGTAAGCACCAAGCCTAAGTCAATGACCCGTGTGCAGGGTTATAACTCTATTTCACTATAAGGAGCATATAACATGGCACTAGGTAATAATAAAATCCTGATTTCAGGTACTTATGCGAATACACCAGGCGCATTTTGGCAGTTAACTACTTTGTCAGTTCCAACAGGCGGTGTTGTAATCCCTGCTGGTAACTACATCGTGTTCCCAACAGCCAATGTGAGCATTTCTGCTGTATCAGCTTATAACGCAACTTCTAACGCTGCAACATGGTCAACTGTGATTGCTTCAGGCGTTGGCGGTTGGATTACTGCTGACGGTGTGAATGTGGCTGCAAACGCATCTACTGCTGCAACATTGACTTTAGCTACTGTAAACGGTGGCTTGCCAGTCAGTGGTACATTCAACGCAAGCTAAGGAGATCAGTAATGGCTAATCCAGATTCAGTATCACAGTATTACCTTGATAGTTTCGGGAATGGTCGCATTGCTGTAGCTCAAAATGTTTCCTTCAATACAGTAGGCAATGCTACCGTTACTGGTATTACATTGCCTATTCTTGGAGGTGGCTTAACACAATCAGGTTCAACTGCAACATCAGGTGCGGTTATTCTCCGTAGAATTACGGTTTCTAACCCGTCTGGTGATGTATCTTCTGCGTATGTTTCAATTTCAACAGATGCAGCAGGTTCTAATGTGGTTGTAGCGAATGTGGCGTTAACTCAGATCAACGGTGTAAACAAGTTCACTGATTTAACAATTGCAGCTCCTTATGCAGCCTCAGTTCCTGTTTCAGGCAATGTAACCCAAGCCTTATATGTAAATGTGAACACTGCTAGTGGTAACACTAACACTGCCACAATTAGCGTATATGGCGATGTTGTAAAGTTCTAAATATGTCCTCAATCTTCGTAACTAATAATTCTGACAAAAAGTTAAAAGATGGCTACGCTGGAGTCTTTTACACTTTTCCTAAAGGTGAAAC